ACCGTAATCACCATAAACGAACCTTTCATATCCGTTGTCGAGAACCAAAGCTAGTGTGTCTTCGTCAAATTTTATAATGCCATAGTTGTCCTCATCTTGGTCTGGGTAATATAAAATATCCCCAGCATACACCTCGACTTGCCCAGTCGAATCCATCTTACCTGTGGATTGCATGAATTTCCAACGTTCATCAGATAGACATTCATTCAGACTTTCATATCCACAATCTTGCCATGAGAAGAAAATATCATTAACCATATCTTCATCAAAAGTATCCCACGCCCTAAACTTCGGTACTACCATTCTTCTCCTCTTTCTACACGTTCAATCAAACAATCGCCGCAATACCCCGTTTGAAAGATACTGCTATAGTCCGATGTGCCCTCTTTGTACTTGCACCCACATTCTTCGCAGGTCTCAATTTTCGGTATCATTTCCTACCTCCTTCGTAAAATAGCCAACTAGCGCCTAATCCAAACATTATCTTCTGAGCAAGCGTCATCTCGTGGATGATGTTAGGGACAAACGAATAAAATATCAGCATAAATCCGACAGACCTTAATAATTGTTTCATCATTTCACCACCCCTTCCATTACCTTTTGTAGCCATCTTTTGGCTTCTAGTCTAGCGTTAGATGACCCGAAACGGTACAGGCTAATCATGGCCAGTGTCTCCTCATTTTTTCCTGGAAGACGGCTATATATGGCCTCAGAAATAAGCTGTCTGCGAAACTCAGCTAATCTATCCTCAAAGCTCATCACTCCACCTCCAAAACAAATCTGCCGTCGTAAAATTCCGATGCTGGTCTGACGAAGATGTCGCCTGTCGAAAGAGATTGGTAAACAACACCTGGAACTAAATCACTTTCGATTATTACAGTAAACAACACCTTGTAAATTTTGCCTGATTTCAAATGCTTATATTTCATCACTCCACCTCTACGACCTTCACACCGTCACAATCAAACACCCAACCAAAGCCGGTTTCTTCTAACTCCCTTTTTGTAAAATGTCCATCTTTTTCAGCGTGGTGAGCAAACTTGATTACAATTGCTACTTTGTCGCTGCCATTTGGATGATTTTTGTACAACCGTTGGCCTGTTGGAAATTCAACCGTATATAACTTCTCCTGCTCAATCTCGTAGCCATTAAGCCAAGCACGGGCTATCATATCAACCTTCTTAGGAATCAAGTCGTCATTCTCATCATATGCCCAATCACCGACTTTCCCATCGTCATCCAGTCTATAAAGAACTTTTTCCAAATGCCAGCCAGAGCGTTTGCATTCCTCAATCCACTCCGCCACTTCCTTTGGCACCACAACCCTCTGCGGTTCGTGGATTTGGTCAATTAGTTCAAAAGTGTTATCCAAAAAACTTCTGACATCTGTATATAACGCTTCTGCTTGTTTTTCAAGTTCCTGTTTATTCATCTGTTCCCTCCAATTTTCTAGCGGGTCTACAATTGCAAGGCCAAAATAATTGTCAGGATACTCACGCATTACATCCATGCAGTCTGCGTTGATAAATTTACTCATGTCACTACTCCAATTTTCTTGCTATCGCCTCAATCACATTAACCGTGACCGAGTTGCCAGCCTGCTTGTACAACTGGCTATTACTATTTACCGCCTGAGCTTTATCAAAGGCCCAATCTGGAAAACCTTGCAACCTCCAACACTCGCGAGGTGTCAGTTTGCGGATGCGGAAATTCGGCGTTATCACGCCTTGTTCTTCGCCTGTCAAAAGTGTATTGGCTACTTGTTTTTCAACCCTACCTCTTCGTGTAACAGAATTGGGATGCGACAGATTGACGGAATCACCAACGGTCGCTTCAGCGTAGCCCTTAGCAGTTGCCTCTTTGATTGCTAACAAGTTATTTTCCTGCCAGCTATTGCTAGTCAATGTAGGTGCTGTATCGTGTTCTCCGCCTTGATTGTATCCGTGCCCTCGTTGGATGATTTTCGGTTCCAATCCTCCGCCTTGCATGGTCCGAATAGTTGGAGCGATTCCCTCTGGGTCGTATATGCAACCACTTTGGTTGAAATTTGGTTGCATCACTCCAACTATTTTAATCCCCTCGCCCTTGTTAGTTGTCAAAGTCGGGGATAGTCCGTCCGAAGCAAATACTTCTCCATTCATGCCATTGCCGGATGGATTGATATTACCTACTCTTCTTGGTTTGTAAGTACTAGCTTCCTCGTCATCTCCTCCGAAAGGAAAAACCGCTCGTCCACCTGCTCCTCTAAGATGTCCGATAATAAATACCCGCTCTCTGTTTTGGGGGACTCCAAAATTCTTGCTGTTGAACACTTGCCATTCCGCATCATACCCCAACTCATCCAACGCTCCGAGGATGGTCTCGAATGTATTTCCGTTGTCGTGGTTGAGCAATCCTGTGACGTTCTCAAGGAATAGATACTTAGGTCTGAGAATAGATGCGAACCTAGCAATCTCAAAGAATAAAGTCCCTCTAGTATCTTCAAATCCTGCCCGCTTTCCAGCAATGCTGAAAGCCTGGCACGGAAATCCTCCACAGATAGCATCCACACGTCCGATTCCTCGAATAGACTCATCTGTGACTCTTGTAATGTCATGAAATTCAAATTCTCCTTCCGTATCATGTATCGCCTTGTAGCTTTTTCTGGCAAATTGGTCTATTTCGCAAAAACCGACACATTCGTGACCGGCACGTTCCATGCCAAGACGGAAGCCACCAATGCCAGCAAATAAATCAAGAAATTTCAAGATCCATCCTCAACTTTCCTACATTTTAGGCATTGACGTTTAGGAGAAATTTTTCCAGTATTCAACGCAATAAATCGCGGTAATTCCTTCCAAGAATGCTTGCAAAGCAATTGTTTTATATCATTTATTAATTTCATCAACTTCCTCCAAAAAATCATATATCGTCATCTGCTTCACCTTTTCAAAATTATATACGCTGGCGACTTGTAAAAGTGTATCGTTGATACCTTAACGCCAAACTTATCTGCCAACTCCTTTGCTGTTCCAATTGCCAGTAACTTGTCGCCTTTGTAGAGGGCATACTCTTTTTCATGAGCTACCATATTCTTAAAAATTAGCGACTGCCATTGTGTGAGTTTGGCTAAATACGGGCAGTCGCTATCGTCCAACTGTCAACTGATTGTTTCCAATTGACACGCTTTCTAGGTTGCAGTTTTACAAGGATACCCAGCTTGTTAAAATACATTTTTTTAAAATATCCCCGCAATCAAATCATCTAAATTGATAACACGATCCAAGGTTCGCTTACTTCGACAATAGTCACAATTTCCGCAACCTTCCGGCTTGATTTCGCCTGCAATAATACCCGCAACACGCTCAACGTTATTTTCGAAGAATTGCAATCCCTCATCTAAGAAATACTGAGGAATAGTGATTACTGCTTTGTCAGGCACGTCTTCCTTGCTGACAGCTACAACGAACGGAACGAAATTTGGATAGCCCATTTGTCGCAACAATTCCTGATACAGCCCCAGCTGGACATCGTAGCGAAAACCCAAAATGTTAGCAGCAGCTCCATGGATTTTCTTTCGTTCCACGTCAGACCATTCAAGACCACGGATAGTCTTCATAGTTTTCAGGTCTACAAAATACCCTTCAGTCAAGTTGATACTATCCACCTTACCCTTGACCTTGATACCGAAGATTTCGCCTTCTAAAACCATCTCCTTGCGAACATCATCGCCTGGAGCACCATGGTAAAGTCCCAAGAATTTCTCATCATCTTTCAGAGCGTCTATCATGTTCTGAGCAACTTGGAACTCTTTCTTCAGTTCGCTCTTAGTCGCTCCACGGCTCGAAATCATCCTAGTTTTGTTGGTGTCAATAAAATTGGCGTGAGCTTCTTCGGATTCAAAGTAGGTATGGACGTAATTTCCAACAAGCAAAGCCGTGTCGTCACGATTATCCGTCCACTCCTTATCATCAATGGCTTTAGCTTTCGCTTCGCAGTCCATATAAGCCTTAAAGCGAGAATTAGACAACCATTGACGGTCTTTGTAGTAATTTTCTTCAGTTAGTTTAGTCATTGATTTTTACCCATTCTCCTAATTTCTCAACAACTATCCCATGCCGTTCATACAAACCACCCTTACCACCGAATAACTTAGCGGTCTCTCCGTCTGGGAAAGTAATTCTGAAATCACCTTGCCATTTGACCACCTTCTTATTCAGCTTTATTTTGTCCTCTGACGCATTTTTCTGTTCGTAGGTATATTTACCCTCGGACACATTTTCTTGTTGAATTTCGTCAGAATTTGGGCTACTTTGAGCATTTTCGCAAACAGCTCCGTGTTGAGCTAGGAATTCCTGCTCCATTCGGTCCTGCTCTTCTTGCCATTTTCTTGCGTCATTGACAAGTTCTTCGTGGACGGCTAGTGCAGATACCCCTGATTCGAGCATATCAGCATACTTTTTCGGATCTAGTCCCTTGCTTTCTGCAATAGCAGTCATTTCTTCAATTCGTTTAGTCAGTTGTTGCTTGCGCTTAACCTCCTCACGGGTCTTATCTGCCAAGGCTTTATCATCAGCAATTGCCTGCAAGATGTCAGCCAGGCTTGCTCCTTGTTCAAAATTACGTACGTAAGGAGCTGGACCAAAGTCTGCTTTGGCTGCTGCCTCTGTTATTTTTATTAAAGCCGACTCATATTCTTCCTTCTTGGCCACTTCTTCCTCTACCAAGCTGGCAACCATATTGACTGTGGCTTTATTGGGACGAACATTGTCAGCCATGAAGCATGTTTTCTTAGAAAACTCATCAAAATACTTGCTGAACAAACGGATGTCAATGTCTTTTCCTGTGGTTGTAATAGCTTTCCGGAATAGTTCCTCAATGGTTTTGGCGCGTTTAAGTCGTTCCTGCTCTTCAAACGCCTTCACACCTTCGTCAATCGACTTGCCTATTTTGACAATAGGTTCCAACAAGCCGTCCACCCAAGCCTTGACTTCGTCGATAGGCTTGTTGTAATCTGCCAATTTTTCTTTAACAGCTGACTTGACCTTCTTCTGCAGTTTGTTTAACTCAGCTCGGACCTTGGCATCGTCTTCAAACGTTTCTGCCGTGACAGTGTAGTTCTTGTATTTTTCAACGTATCCAGTAAGTGCCTGCTCCAACAAATCCTTGCCCACGATAGTGATTTGGGCTGGTGTGAATTCGAAGTCAAAATCTAATACTGTCGCAGTCGGAACTGGCGCCATACTTTCCAGATTGTCAAATAGAGATAGTTCTTCAGACATTAGAACGGTTCCTCCTCATCTAAGATTTCGCCTGTTTCAGCATCAATGACCTGCTCGGTTGTTTCCATTTTGGAAATATCCACTCCTGCTTCTTCAACAGTTTCCGCTTCGGAAATAGTTGCATCTTCTGCAGGTTCTTCAGCGACAGTCTTTCCGGTCATCTTATCCAGGATATCCTGTCCAGCTGATTGAACTGGCTCTGCTTCTTTGATTTGACGGTCGTTGTCATATTCTTCAGCAATTGTATTGTTTATTGCCCCGGCAAATAAATCGCTATCATCGCTAGTATTTACAAAGAATTTAGCTGCTCGATTGATAACTGTCCGCATAGCCATCTGGTCAGGGAAATCAATTTGGACATTTTTTGTCTTGGCTTTTGACCATGATTTATCAATCTGCTTCTTGGTCATGATGGTCAAAAATTTCTCCCCGTCCACACGTTCGATGATGCAATAAGCTCCAGCAATAGGATTGTCAGCATTTTGCCATTCGGTCTTGTGGTTTACCAACACCTTGCGTCCATTTTCATTTTTGATTTCAACTTCATCACCTTCATAAATAACCTCAGCAATAATATCCTTAACATCTTGCAATTGCTTAACGGTTTTCATTGTGCCAAAGTAGGACATTCTAAGTTGTACTTCTGATCCGTACTTGATAAAATAACATTGTTTTTTTGCAGGGCTTAGACCTTGCGTCACCATATCCAACAAAGCGTTGTAAACACTATCTTGGCTACATTGTTGGAGTAGATTGCCACTCGCTGAGTTTTTCAAAGCATAATAGGCAGAACTAAGGGCGTTACTAACACTGTAGTTAGGTGCAATTAATAACCCTTCGCCTTTCATCGCTTCAATTCGGTTAGCCACGTTCGATGTGACTTGCTTCTGCGTTAATTCTGTTGTAGTCATTTTCTTCTCCTTGCTTTTCTTAATAACCCATTTGGCTTCGCCATTTTGCTTCTAATTCTTTAATCATTTGAAGATGACTCATCTTCATGATTCGTCTTTTGTCTTTGTGACTGCCATCCCAAACTTTAACAAGCATGTTATCTTGCAGCCGCTGCTTAAACTTTTTTAAATGTAGTCGCTTCTTCAATGTTTTCTCCCTTTTGTCTTTCTTAAGTTGAATTTCTCACGCTCTAGGCGTCTGTTTTCTCGTTGCAGGGCAAGTATCAAGTCCTGTTGTTCGTTGATAATCTCCCCCAAAACTTCACAGGTTTCTAGCCGTTCTCTGGCCATTTCCCTATTCAATTCATATTGTTCACGATAATAGCTCATAAACTAGTTATCTCCTACATAAATCCAGTGACCGCCTCTGAATACCCATTCATCAGGATCATGTACCTGTCTTGGTTCCTCAGGTTGCAAGAAGTCACGGTCATAATCAAACCATGGGTAAGTACCGTCCATACCGTACCTCCTCGAGTTTTAATCAAACTAGTCCTTAGCCAAAATATCAAGCAACTTCTTGAATGAGTCTTTGACATCCTCAGTATCTTTGACTGGTTCTGCTAGTTCTTGTCCGTCCAAGGTGGTCAAGGTATATTCTGCCTGCACCTTGATTGGCTCAGCGTCGAACATCATTGCCATCGCCAAGTACCGTTCATGGCCCTTGCCGTGATAACGTTCTTCATCAACTTTCAAAGCGTATTCAACATCGCTAGACCAACCTGCCGAATATGCTAGAGCATGTTCGTTGTTTTCGTAACTAGCCAAATAATCACCTTTTTTGTTTCGCAATACGATAAATGTGTTTGTTTGTTTCATGCTCTTTCCTCTTTCGTTTCTAATACTCATAGCCCATAGCTACGTTGTCTTTCCATTCGTCGTATGCCCTATCTTCGTCTTCGTTTGCAGACCAAATATCAATAGGTGGTTCTGGCGGTGTGTTTAACCATGTATCATAATCAAACATCAGAACTCCACCTTTCCGCCGATTTCAGACCAACTGGCCCACTCATCCAGTTTTTTCTGGATAATATGGTGTTTCTGTTGTAACAACAGCCCTCTGACCTCGTCGCCTATCTGACCATATTTTTCTTCGTGGTCAGCAATCATTTTTAATTTTTCTTGCATCGTCCCTCCTAAAACGGTAATTCTCGTCTGCTTTGCGCATTATCTGGATACTTAAAGATATTGTTCATCGCACCTTTCATGATTCGGCTGACAAGTGAGCGGTCATACGCCTTCTGCATCTGCTCCCCTGTCAGGTTGGTGTTGATGATGGTTGTATCACGTTCATCCAAAATCTGATAGAGGATATTCTGCTTCCAGTCGCTCGCCTCCTTGACTTGTTTGCCAAATGTTGATTCCTTACCTAGGTCGTCCAGGAAGAGATAGTCAGCTTTTGTAAGCATATCAATCATCTGCTGGGCGCTAGTCCCGTCTTTGTAACCAAACCCCTCTTGGATGCGTTGGAACATTTTCGGTACCGAGATAAACAGCACGCTCTTCGGTTCAGAGATTGACCGCCAATCCATATTCAACTTTCTAGCAATACTGATAGACAGATGGCTCTTGCCGATGCCGGGTTTTCCTTGGATAATAGCGTTCCCTTTGCCATGGTGCTTAAAGTAAAATTCATTCAACCTCAGAGCAAACTGTTTCGCTTCTTCCTCGATTCGATTTGTAATTGTGTAGGTCTTGTAAGATGCATCTTTCAACTCTTTTGGTATCATGCTCTTCTTAGCGAATATGTCATAGGAACTAGCCCACATCTCAGCTTCCAAGGCTTGCCCTACCTCTCTAATCTGTTGCTCGTTCATCTTCTCCCTGGTGCATTCAGGGCAACAAGTGATATACCGTGGTACTGTTTCATTCTTGACCATGACCTTGTTCTTTGTTCGCCATAGATAGACCTGATGCTTCAAACACATCTCGTCTATCACATCATGGACTTCTCCAATCTTCATCCTAACTCCTTCCTAGTAGGGTGGTGGATAGTTTGGGTCCGGTTCTAAATAGTCTGATTTCCGGCAATTCGTTCTACTATCAACAAACTGTCTCTGCTCCTCATCCTGTCTGGCGATGGTTCTAATGCCGTTTTTCACCCAGTTAGTTAAGATAGAGTTGATATAGTTGAAATATCGCTTAGAACCATCAGCAGCTTTATCAATAGCCCTCTTCACTAGTTCAGGTTCAAGTTTATCGATTTCTAAGTAATCTTTTAATTTCTCATACTGATAACCATCCAAGGAACCAATTCTTTGTTGGTAATAATCATAAATATTTGTGTCAGTAGCAGTTTTTGCTGTATCTACTTCTAACTCTATATTTATATCTTTCTTTATATCTAGCTCTATATCTATATCTCCGTTGCGTTCTGTTACATCGGTGTTGCATTGCAACGCTTTTTGCATCTCTCGATGCTTGCGAGACCTACGGGTGCTTGCTGTTTCGCTACCTATTAACTCTGGAACTTGCTCAAGTTGAAACTCGAATTTGTCCTTTGTAGTTAGCAATTTTTTATTTGTCAAAAACAACAAGGTCATTCTTACTGCCTCAATATCTTCATCAATCAGTAAAGAAATTTCTTCCGCTAAATCATTCCCTAGATTTTCAAAATAAATCTTTCCGCCATCTTGTAGACTAGCCAACATGATTTTGAGATAGATAATCGTATGCTCATCGCCGCCTGGCAACCGTCTGAGAAGTTTCATTTCTTTTGAAGTGAAGAAATCTTCTTTCAACTGCAACCAGTAATATCTCTTATTTTGAGTTACTGTCATTTCCCCTCAACTTTCCAATACTTCTAATCGCTTATCATAGGAACGGATATACCACTCTTTCAGCTCTGCATATAGTTCCTGTGCCATTTCGTATTCCTCTTCGGTCAAGTCTCTGTTATTGGATTTGCCGAAAACATTCAAGACCAGAGAGCGAACAGAATTGTGAATCTGTCCAAATGTTAACGTGTAGTAGCTGGTTTCATCTATCACTTCGTTATGCCGAGGTTTGTTGGTGTAAATAAAGCCAACAGGGTTGACGGACTTCACTCGCCAATTTTGGCTCAATCTCGCTACGATTTCAGGATACTTCTGGTTGATTTCCAGTAACTCGCTACCCTCAAAAGCTACAGAACTAAACAATCCTTGTGGTGTGATTGGCTTGTGTTCCATGCGTGCCTTGATAAGCGCTTCTAATTCTTCTTCGGTTAATGTGTATGTTTTTGCCATCTGATTGCCTCCTAGTTATAGCGTTTGCCTGCAAGCTGTATATAAGCCCCGTAGTGCTCGTTTTCAATAGGTCTGGTATATTTACCCTCAGAAACATTTTTCGGCTTGCTATGGAGCTGAAAAGTGCCTAAACCAACGCCAAACCATAGAATGAGGTTCAGAGGTATCAAAACGGCAATCAATATCAATGCTTGTTCCATTGTTAATGTTAGTTCTTCCATGATGTGTCCTTTCGATTTCAAGGTACACAAAAAGCGTACCTGTTGTTTTTAGGGTTGCTGAAAACAGGTACGCTATGATATAATCAAAACGTGCCTATTTTCGTATGAATATGGGTGCGTTGTTCGACTCAGCGTGAACGGTTTGGCGATTGTTCACACGCTGGGTCTTTTTTTACCCTTTTAGCTTCTGATATACTAATTTAATACCCTCAGACAGAATTTCTGCTTTGCTTTTTCCTGTTGCTTTTGCACAGTATTCCAGCATCTCAAATTCAGTCTGGGTCATGCGGTAGCCCATGCTTTTTACACGAGGCTCAGACGCTTTTAGGGGTCGCCCCATTTTTGCTGACATCCGTTACTTAGTAAAATACCAAATAGCGAAACCTAAGAGGATCGTCCAAGCGATGCCAGATACGATCATCTCTTTGCGAGTATTTTTTTTAACAATTAACTCAGCGTGCTTGAACTTTTTATGATAAAGTACTTTGTTATCCATTGCATTTTATCCTTGCTTCTGCTAGAATATAACTAAACGGATAGGGAGCTTTCGCTCCGCTATCTCTAAAAGAGTTTGAAAGTGATTTTTACTATTACGAAATCGAGTGTCACCGTGATTTCTTTTAGTTCAAATCGCTTTTTTCTTTTGCGTTTAGCCATTCTTGGTATGCCCTTTCTACTAGATTTGTTAGGTTATCTCAACCTTACATACTAATTATACACTATTGTGTCACATATGTCAATAGTTTTGTGTCACATTTTTTATTTTTTTGGAAAATGTTTGCTATAATAATCACGAAAGGAGGTAAAATATGTATTTCTCAATACGTAAAGCTTCGAATGGTCAGTATTATTTCTTGATTAAATCAGACAATAACGAGACAGTGGCAACAAGCGAACTCTATCACTTTAAAGCAAGTGCCAAAGCGACCATTGAAGCAATTAAGAGCGGTATCAAACCTAACTCTTTTGTAATTGATTTGACAGAGAAATAAGCATAGCCGCAAGTTCTGTCAAATCATCAGCGTTCAACTCTGGATTGTTCCTAGCAATCTGGAGTTTTTTGATAATGTCATCCAATTCTTCCATCACATCTCCTTTCGTCGTTTTTCCCAACGCACCCATATTCAATTGTCAAAGGACACTGCAATCTAACACGATTGCGGATTAACTAACATTTTTCCAATACTCTTCTAAATCTATCCCACGCTGTACCCGTGCAATTTCAAGCGTTGTTTCCGCCTGTTTCACATTGGCACGCATGCCGATTTCTAATTCTTCTCTAGTCTTAGCCATATACAGACCGAATGGAGCTGTCTTATGGCTACCTACTGGATGCCCTTTCTTTTTGAGGGCTTCTAGCACATTTTGCAAGGTACGTCTGCCTAGCTTTGTCCGCTCCTGCACTTTTTCAAATTTGATAGGTTTGTCAAAGCGATACGGCAAGATAATATTCAGCACATTCGCTTCAACTGTTGTCAATTCTGTCATATTCCAAAATCCTTTCTACATCTCTCAAATGCTCTATATCTCTTGTCTTCCGATAGTTCTCAAATGATTTCAGCAAGAGTTCTATTTTCGATTCTTTCGTCATGTTGCGCTCTCCAACTCACGTTTCAACATAGCATTCTCATCCCTCAACCGCTGATTTTCAATACGGTATTCGTTCCGTTGTTCAGCGATTTCACGGACCATGTCATGCAATATTTGGTTTTCCTGCTCTAGTGAATAGAGCGGTCGAGGAATAGCAGGTTTTTCTTGTTTGAAAAAATTAGCCAACCATTTCTGCATATCTTTTCCACTCCTTATCCACTTGTTGAGCGTCTCTCTTTAGTCCGTTACGAGCTTTTTCAATATCACAGGTGCTCTGATACCCCATGCCTGCTTTAAAGCCGTACAGGTAATCTCTGCGCCGAATTTCTTCAAATTCTTCACACATCCGCTTTTTCTCAGCCTTCCGTTGCTCCACTACTGCCGCCGTCAAAATCGGCACAGCGAAAATTGATAATGTAAATATCGCTTCAGTCATATCAACTTCCAATTCACACGCATCCACTCAACCACGGCATCCCGTGGAAATCGTGGGTGCGAACCTTTCTTTTCAATTCTTGGAAAATCCTTTAGGTGTGATACCCTCTGGAATTCCGATTCATTCATGATTCCTAGCAACTTCTTGCATTGCTTACTGTTGAGTAGCAAAGGCATTGCTAGTTCTAAGTTAAACACCTCAAATACTTCCACCAGTCTGACTTTTAGCTGACTGATAAATCGTGATATGAGGCTTTCAGCAATGTCATCCATCTTGTCAAACCTCGCTTTCGTGTGTTATAATTTAAGTGATTTTTTTAGTAAGCCACTGTTCCCGCAGTGGTTTTTTGCATACCTCGTCCAATGTTATTCCTCTAGCTGTAAAATAGTTCATCAATGGTGATGTCTGGCTTAACCTCTGCGACAATGGTCTTGATTGCTTTCTTTTCCTTGTCATTGAATGGTGTTTTGCCTGTTTCTTTGTTGTTGTATGACTGCAAAGAAATATCTAGCTTGTCCGCCATAGCTTGCTGGGTTAGCCCTAACATGACCCGGTAGCCTTTGAGTTTGCTCATGCCGTTCTCCTTTCTAGTTTAGTCGGACCTCCTCGTGATATAATAAACACGGAAAGGAGGATAAGTTGTATGGACACTAAGCAATTTATTGAGGTTGTTAACGAGCAAATCGATAAAAACTTCAATGTGAACAATGAACTTGTGGAATATGTTATATCCGAACTAAACCAAATGAATACACAAATCACACAAGAACAAGCTCAGCACATTGTGAATATTATTGAGTATGCTTCAAAATCAACTTCAAAAAATACCGTTATCGCCATTACAAATACACTGCTTGAACTCGGTGTGCTAAAGGCTGACTAGCTATGTCATTAGCGTTCGTCAGATTTGTAATAATCTTTTTAGGATCTATCGTTAACTCGGTAGGTCCTTTTTGCATATACGGATACCGTTTTGGTCTCATGGTTTTCTCCTTTCTGTAAATAGCAGAGCTGGTAAGTTTGTTACCTAATTTTTTGGTATAATACTTGTAAAAATATGATTGGAGAATAAATATGCCTGACTTTTCAAAATGGGAAACTTCTGATTTAATCGCTTTTGTTACCATTGTCATCTTAGGTGTTTCCTTGATTTCACCAATGATTGTAGCCTTTGTCCAGAGACGTACAGAATTAAAATCTAAAATGTTAGACATATATAAAGAAAGTTACAGTAAACGCTATAACAGAGAATACTATATATTCCAAGATTACATCGAAAAAAGCGGTACTATCATTGCCAAATTGGATTCTTCTCAAAAATTGTCAGATAAAGAAATTCAAGAGTTCGAATCCGCTTCGCTAAAATGCTTAATATTTTTATCTGAATCAGAACGCTCTGAGTTCGATGTGTTTCGGATAAATGTCAAAAAAGCATTAGGTATTGAAGACCCTAGAGAAAAGAAGACATTTATGCATCCTGATTATTTTAAAGAGTTAAACAAAACAATCGAAAAAATTTCACAACTCTACAACAAAACAATAATTGTCAGTCCTATTTATTCTTCCTTCAACAAGTGTATCAATATAGCTGCGCAACGGCTGGCCACCATACAGGCAGAAGAAAAAGCGCAATTACATTTAATACAAATAACACTACTGGAGCACCTTCATCGAATATCATTAACGATATTGCAAAAATTAGCATCTCTATGTAAGTCAGTAAAATCAAAAGTATGCAAGTAATTCCTATCCAAGTCATTCTGTATCCCCTCCTCCTTTCTAGTTTGGTTGGTTTTGTTTAAAGTTCCGTTTTAAAACGGATTGTTTGCCTAAAAAAATATCATCTTGATTAACACGGTACAGTTCAGCCAGTTGCGCAAGTAAATCAACCCTAATGTCCATGCTATCTCTTTCGTATTTCAAAAGCGTTTGCTGGTGGATGCCGACCATATCAGCTACCTCTTTCGCAGTAAGACCTGCATTGACACGCAATGCTTTCAAAGACCATTTCAATACCCCTCACCCCTTTCTATCTTTCTTATTGCTTCCTTACCGTGATATAATTGTCTTATCAACACGGAAAGGAGGTTAACTATATGAAACCATATATTATTTGTTATGATTTAAACATTCCAAATCAAAGGTATGAAGATTTATATGCAGCCATTGAGTCGTTAGGTGCATATTGTAAACTTCAAAAATCTGTATGGATTGTTAAAACATCTAAGGAACCAAGCCAAATATATGAAATTCTCGCAAAGTCTATTGATAAGAATGACGATATTTTCATAGCAGAATTGGCAGATAGTTACTACGGATGGTCTCATAAAGAAAACTGGGATTTCCTTGCTAATCACATTTTTTAGTAGGAAAACCGTAGTGTAGCTTTTCTGATAGAGTTTCGCTCACAGGGCGGAACTCTTTTGTTTCCGTAAAAGTGACGCCTTCAACCGTTATGATAATTTGGCTATGCAGGCAGTTCTTTGACAAGAACTCCGACCCTTCTAGCAATTTTTGTATCAACTCTGGTGGCATGATTACCCCTTTCTAAATTCATCCAGGCTGACATCCAAAGCGTCAGCGATTTTAACAACATCCTCAAACTTCAGGGATTTCTTTCTACCCATTTTTAGATCAATTAGGCTATTTTTATTGATGCCTGCAAGCGTAGCAAGCTTATTTTTAGTCATATTTTTTTCTTTTAGCAGTTTTTCAATTTTTTCCCACATAATGTCCTCGCAATACCATATATAGTATCCAAAAAGTTATCCACAACTACATATTGACTTCTCAATAACTTTCTGCTATAATATTCTCATGAATAACCCAACATCTTTTATTCATAAAATCTTGATAGGAAGGAGAAGAATATGGCGAAAACTTGTAGACCATCCAAACCTGTTAGCAAAGCTGGCAAAACATTGGCGACTAGCAAGTCTGCTTCTGCAAAATCCAAAGCAGGTAAGACCTTGGCCAATCATAAGGAAGCTAAACATTAAATAGCTTCGGATTATCAATTAAAACTCGATGTAAGATTATAGAAAATCGCGTTACTAAATCTTCATCCTGTTCTTTGTATCCAGCTTCTTGCAACATGGCATGTGTTAATTCGTGGATTAGCACTTGCCTTTTTCTTTCCTCTGAAAGACTTTCTCGAACATAGATTATTTGTTGCTCGTAATCGCAGTATCCCCACAGATTCCGTTCATCGTCATATGCTTTGAAATGCTCCTGTACAATTACCGAATAGGTGATGCCACAAACTTTTATTTCCACCCTGCTTACCCCCTTTCTAAATTTGGTATAATATAATAAAAACGATTGGAGACAAAATATGTTATACTACATAATCTTACTTGCTGTTATTTCGCTATTCGCTTGGATAGAATACGATACTAAGAAATCGGATTACAAACAAGCAAAACTCCTAAACGAACAATTCGACGAATGGATAAAGTCTGATGCAAAATCTCAAAAACCGAGCAATGCGATTTTTGCCGAATTATACAAAAAACGCTACGGCAAAGAGGTTCACCCTCAGAACATCGTCCAACACAACGGATACGTCATTTCAACAAACCAAGTAGATGTAGTTGGAAGCTTTCCAAGTCTGAACAGGCATATACTAGCTCCTCAGATTGCTCTACTAGATAATTTGGAATCATATTACGAAGCAGAATATTTTAAGATAAAATCTGTAAAAGCGATGACGCTCTATATTATTTCGTTGCCACTTCAACTCTTGAGATATATTGGAATAGACGATGCTAAAACTTCCAGTAGGTTATTTCAGCTTCTTATTTGGATTATCGGGCTATTCTTGCCCCCGTTGAAAGACTTACTTATCTCTTTTCTTAAGTTTCTCATGAGTTCTAAATGAACAAAAATCGTCAAGCCACTCCAAACTACCCGTGATAAGCATAACAAACATAATAGACTTCAGTACAAACCAAAACCAACCCTGTAGAAAAATATGTACAGCCAATAGAATGACCGCCCATATTATCAACCCTGCTAACTCTTCAGCAAGTTGTTCTATAGATTCTGCCATCTAACACTCCTTTCCGCCCTTATGGGCTTTTTTTCTTCGGTCATTTCCCTGACCTTGATTATATTATAATCCGTTTTAAAACGGATGTCAAGTATAAAAACGAAAAAAAACGAATTTTTTTTGTATTTTCATTTTACAAAAACGATTTAAAACGGTATTATTATAGATAGAAAAGTAATCGGAGGTATTAAAAATGGCCAGAGGGCGAGGAAAAGCAACCCCGCATGACCTAGAAGCAATGCAACATGTTTCAGGTATGCTTCAAAGGTTACTTGCTGAAAACGACTTAAAACAATCTCATCTAGCGGACAGGTTAGAAATCCCAAGAAGTAGTTTTAATGAATATGTAAAAGGAACAGCTTTACCAAGACCTGGTAACGTCCAAAAAATCGCAGATTATTTTGGATTGAAGAAATCAGATATAGACCCACGGTTTAAATCCACAATCCCTTCTACCATCCCTAAAACCGTTTCTGACGACGTTTTGAGATTGGATAGGGATTTATATTCAAACAATCACAAAAGCTGGATACGGTACGGAAATGAGCTTCTAGATAAACAAAATACAGTAACAGACAGTAAGAATACAGTAAACGAACTGCAAGCAACCTACTACACCTACAACTACTACGACCAACCCGCTTCCGCTGGCACAGGTCAATATCTGAATGACGTAAAAGTCGAAACTATCGAATTACCTATAGAAGTGGACGCTGACTTCGTTGTCCCTATTTACGGAGACTCCATGGAACCAGAATACCACTCAGGCGATTATGTATTTGTCAAACTATCTGTGGATCTATCTGACGGCGACATCGGAGTATTTGCCTACAATGGAGAAGCCTATATCAAACAACTCCGCATCACAGACCAAGGCGCCTATCTTCACAGCCTTAACCCAGACTATGACAACATCCCAATCACAGCAGACACCGACTTCCGAACGATTGGAGAGGTTGTGGATGTGTATAGGGAGAGGTAAAAACCACAGTCAATGAAACTATGGTTAAGGAAGAATATTTTAATTTAGTTAATTGAAAGGAGAAACAGATGGCTAGCGGCAGAACAAATGACGAAATTGCGCTTTATGTCGCACAAACGATTACAGAATTAGAGGAGTATCTTCATCATTTGACTAAGAATGGTGATCCGGATGATGCTCGAGCAGACAAAATCAGTCAATGGGTTGAGTCTTGGACAAAATATTTGAAAATAGATAAAATCGTCAGAGATATGACTGCACAATCAGAATATCTTGAAAAATTGATTAACAAAATCAAAAATTTAAAAATGGGAAGTATTGCTCTTTTGAACCAAGTAACAACAATCAGCAAATTAAGACTGTTGGACCCAATTAACAAGAAATCTTTGCTGACAGATATAACCTTGTCTGCCGAAACTCTCGACATAATCGACGATGCACTCAAAAATATTTTATAATATCTGTTGACAAAAATAAGAACAAAGGTTACAATTGAATCATAAGGTCGCTAGACGACAAAATAAATGATCTCGTCCCTTGAGGACAATTTGAAACCTCTGTTCATCGAGCAGAGGTTTTTTCTATGAATTCTCCCTCAAAAAAACAAACAAAAACCCCCACACTTCCAACCGACTAAAGCGAAAGTGCAGGGTATCATGTACAGTAAAAAACCTGCTCTGCAGTAGGTCTCTTTACTATACCCATTTTATCAAAATAGAAAGGGTAAATCAATGGCATATTTTAGAAAAAGAGATAACGGTTGGGAATATCGTATCTCATATAAAGCCCCAGACGGCTCATACAAGCAGAAATCCAAGTCTGGGTTTAGGACTAAGTCTGAAGCTGTTCAGGCTGCATCCCAAGCTGAAATAGAGCTGTCTAGTGGCATTGTGGAAGACAAGAACATCACCCTTGCGGAATACTTTGAAAAATGGATGGAGGTCCATAAGAAGCCACACGTCGGACCAGAAACGTTTGGAAAGTATGAATACACCCTTAAGCTAATTACTAGATATTTCCATGAAACGAAACTTTCAAAAATAAACGCTACTTCATATCAAAACATTATAAACGAATTAGCAAAATGTTATGTGAAAGATAGTGTCAAAAGGTTCAATTCGCATATAAGGACATCAATTAAAGTTGCTATCCATCAAGGGATTTTAAAAAAAGATTTTACCGAAATTGTCAAGATTTTCTCTGATGTCGAGTCCAAAAGAGAAGAAGACAAGTATTTAGAACTAGATGAATATGAACAATTAATCACAGATTATCGAAAGACAATCAAGTACCAGTCCCACTTCTTCCTGTACACTATCGGAAAAACTGGACTTCGTTTCTCGGAAGCAGCAGGCATTACAGAACCAATCATTGACCGCGAAAATATGTGTTTACGAATCCGCAGGACTTACAAGGTTTATGGAAAGCAGAAAGGTTGGGGACCTACTAAGAATCCGCAATCAGAACGAGATGTACCGTTTGATAGCGAGTGGTTGAAAGCATACGACGAGTACATGAAAGTTGGATATATAGACAATCCAGATAAAAGATTATTTACCAAATTGACTGGAACTGGCGAAAATAAAATTTTAAAGAAAAAAACACGTCAAACATTTAATGTACACGGCTTACGTCATACCTACGTTAGTTGGTTGATCTATCACGACGTGGACGTTGTGACCATTGCCAAGTTAGTAGGGCACAAGGATGCAACTGAAACGTTGAAAACATATTCGCACTTATTTAAGGCTAAACAAGAAGAATCATTCGACAAAGTCAGAAGTTTAATGGAAAAATTTGGGGCGAGTTTGGGGCAAGAAAGTTAAAAACCCTTGTGTTTCAAGGGTTTTCGTTGTGTCTCCATCTCCCCTGCAGGAATCGAACCTGCAACTAATTCTTAGGAGGAATTTGTTATATCCATTTAACTAAGGGAAGTCTGCTTCTCTATTGTACCCCAGAAGAGAGCAGATTGCAAGAGCAAGGTTATATAAGTTTTTTCAAATTTTTACAAAAAGCAGAACCTACTCTAAGATGAAACACAATTGTTTTTATGTATTTCTCTCATAATAGTCTCTAAAAGAAGTAATTCTAGAATGTACTTCGAAAGTTTGTCGTTTTTTATTCTTGACCTCTATTCCCCTTCCTTACGTCTCATTGAGACAGCCATTCCGAGTGAAACTAAGCCACCCAAGCTAATAAGAAGGGAGCCTAGGGCTTCTTGACCGGTATTTGGAAGTGTTTGATTTCCTGATGCTTTTTCAGCTTTCTTATTTGAAATAGGAGCCACACTTCCAGATGATGCCGGTTGCTCGTTTGCTTTCTGATTTGCTACACTATCGCCACCGTCGCTTGCTTTCTCAGGTGTTTTCGCATCAGTAGTTGTCCCAGCAGTATCTCCTTTTTCTTCTGCTTTGGGTTCTTCTACGTACTCCTCTACAAATGCTTTTCTACCTGTAATAGTTGCACTAATCGTTTGACCTGCTTTTTCTAAATCAGTCAAATACTCCACAAATACTTCTGTATCTGGATTGATAGCGCCAATCAGTTTAGCTTCTTTGAAAATCGAGAAACCATCCCCACCACCAAATAGGAAGTCGTTGATGACAAGTGTATAGGTTTCTGTCGGAACAATCTCTGTTCCATCTTCTTTGAAGGCTTTAACAACCTTGTAAGGATTTTCTTCCGTTGGATTATCTGCTTTCGTGTAGATATATTTAATTCCAGACATTTGAAGGAAATATTTTTCGCCTTCATCGTATTGTTGATTTAAGGCTGTATAAATCTGCTCACCTGTCATTTGAACGACTTGTAGGATATTCCCAAATGGTTGAACAGCTTGTGCTGCTCCCCAAGTAACTGTTCCATCCTCTTGGACCTTCAAATCTGCCCGAATCCCGCCATTGTTGGTCATTGCAAAGTCAACATTATAGCCTGATTTCTTAGCAATAGCTAATTGAGCCGATGTTACTAAATTGCCCACAGCACTTTCTTTAAATTCATTTACCTCGCGAGAAATATCTATCGCTTGACTAGCCGTACCAATTTTTTGCTCTGTTACTTTTTTAACAATGGCATTTGCTTCGTCTACAATCGCCTGAATTTCTGTACTTGGTGTTTTCTGCCCTGGTGCTACTGCAATAATTTTCGCAGTCGGAACATCTTTAAAGTCGGCAATATCTGTATCATAAACAGCTCTAACATCTGCATAAGCCTTACCTTGTGAGGTAGCTTGTACAATCAAGGTTTTGCCTGTTGTACCGTTTGTATAGACATGGTTATGACCGGCAAACACAAGGTCAACTGAGTGTTCAGGATAGATTTCATTTAGCTTAGCAATCATATCTGCAGCTTCACCAGCAGCCACACCATCCTTGCTTGTAGCTGGGACGTGAGCCAGTACAACTATCGCATTTACACCCTTTTCAGCTAACTCACGCGCATATTTAGCAATCGTCTCTGCCTCATTCAAAAAAGTATACTGCTCATAGTTTTTCTTCAAAACAAGATTAGGAATTTCTGTCGTAACTACACCAATAAAGCCAATATTTGCTTCTTTATCATTTACAGGAATAGTCTTAATAGCATACGGTTTCCAGCCATACGGAATTTCCCCCGTCTCTTTGTCAATAACGTTAGCGATAACCATCTCCTGTTTGGCTGCTTCATGAGTATAATTATCTACAATCTCATTAAACTGACCTTCTTTTGGAGCTTCACCAGTCATGATACGGTTATACTCATCAAGTCCCTCATCAAATTCATGGTTCCCCAAAGTACCGTATTCAACATCCATTTTGTTAAAGATTTTTACAGTTGGTTCATCTTGTAAAAGTCCAGAATTCGATGGACTTGCACCAACCATATCTCCGGCTTGAACACGGATAGACTCTGCAGGTGTTTCTGTTTCTGCTGCTGTTTCTTCAAATTCTGCTTGCGAATCATCCATGTAAGCATCAAGCAAGGCTGCAGTTCCTGCATTCCGAACTGTTTCCCCCTCCAATCGCGCTGTCCCTGTCGTATCAAGCGCACCATGGAAATCATTAACTCCCATAATTTGAACAGCTAATTCATCTGCTAAAACAGCCTGTGTTGTAATGACACTAAAACCAGCTACAAGAGCTAGTACACTGCTTTTCAACCGAATATTCTTTTTCAT